TTAACCCGCTTGACTGATTTCGTGACTGCTTTTTTTGCCGCCTTTCGCTTTCGCGTTACCGACTTGACCGCCTTTGCCCTCAGTTTCTCATACGTTGTTTTTTTTCGCCTTGGCATCAGCTGATTCCCGCTCGCGTTTCAGTCTCGCCAGCTTCGCGATTTTTGCGTCGCGTTTTCGGCGGATGTATTTTCTACTGACTGTCTCCCGAGCAATTTTTTTCAGCTTCAATGCTGCCTCGTTTAATGCCTGCTGCGTTTGCTTTTGCAGGCTCCGCATCAGTTTCGTTTTGCCTGATTTCTTTCGTTTGACGGTCATCAATCCGACCTGCTCAGAATTGCATAGGGCAAATCCTCCCGGCTGAAATCTTGGTCGATTCGCTCGACTCGATAATGCCTGCCCTGATCTGTGATCGTGTCCGCTGCGTTCAGATTTTGCGGGAACGACTGCAGGATCAGATAGAACTCGCCAGACATCCGCCGCCGTCTGCCGCCCTCTGTCGTTTCGATTTCTGCCGACGACTGGAACCATTTTGCTCGCAGTTGCTCAGTCGTTTTCACGACTGATTTTCGCGTGCCTGATCGGCTGCCAGTCAATCGGTGCCGCGTCAATGTCACGAGCGTTGTTAGTTGCTCGTGACAGTAGTGTCGCTGAATTCCAGTCTCGGCAGGATCGCTGTAGAGGACGACCCATGTCGAAACCGCAGAACCGCGTTTCAGCCGGAACGTGTCCCCGACCGAAACTGCGGTTGTCGCGATTGGCGTCCAGATGTGGGCGCGACGAACTGTCTGCCGCTCTGCCTGCTCGATTACTCGAACGGTTCGCGGCAGCGTTGTCGCTCCTGACGTCCAGTCAACCCGCTCGCCGAGATCCTCGGTCGATAGGATTGCACAAGCGTCGATTGCCATCTGGTCGCGGAGACTCATTCGTCGCCGCCCTTGTCGCTCCCTGTCGCAGCCAGTGACGGCCTGCCGCGCTTGCTCGATGATTCTGCCAGACTAACAAAACCGCGACCCTCAGCGATCTGCAGGGCTGTCAGATCAATCGCAGACAGGCCAATTGTGACAGGCCTGCCGTCGACGACCTTCAACCGCTCGCCGGTTGATAGTCGAATGCAGTAGTGCCGCTGATTTGTTTCCTTGTCTCGCCCACTTGCGTTCGGGCCAAGCGTGATTTCGTATTTCATTTTTTTGAATCCTCCCGCCGAAAAAATGCTGCCGGTCTGTGGCGGCCAGACCGGCAGCCGCCGAGTCACGTCTAACTCGGCGTTGCGTCAATCGAATCAGGTCGTCAGTGTGGTGAGAACTGCCGTCCACCAGGCGAAATACCCGACGTTGTAGCGGGCCTCAGTCATGAATTTAACGTCCTTGATTTCGATGTCATCCAGCCCCTTCATCATTCGCGACAACGGCTCGCGCTGCTGGAACACAAACGGCTTGACCGGGTCGCCAGTTTTGAACAAGTAAAACTTGACGTCGCTCGTCAAATACGGGCTGGCGACAATGGTCGGACGATCGACAATCACGTTTGTCGAGTTGCTCAACAACTGTGATTCGAGTGCGTCGTAGGCGACGTCGCGAAGTGCCAACGGCACCAGCAGCGTCAGGTCGTTCAAGCGCGAAACGGTCGGGCGGTGGTACAATTTGCCCTGATCATTCTTGAATCCGAGCATCTGCTGCACAGCAGACCGGATCGCAGTCTTGAGTTCCGCAACCGTCACGGCCGAAGTGTCGGAGACTGTGCTTGTCAGGTCGTTCGACTGACTCCCGGATTTGCCCCAGGAATGATCGGTGTCGAAAAAGAACTGACCGTCGAAACAGGCAGTCGATTCACCGAGTTCCAAGGCATCGAACCAGAGTTCGTCGGGGTGGTGTGCAGCCTCGATTCCGAGTTGCTCCATGATCGGACCATACTGCCCGAGATTGTCGTCGGCGATGTCGGTTTTCTTGATTGCCAACGAGCTTTCGAAGTGCTTGTTGTCAATCACGAAATTCGCCGAGCGAAGTTCGCTGAACTGACGGTCGCCGACCCACTCACGCATGCCCGGCATGTTGCCGATCCATCCGTATTTTTCGCTGCTGCGTACGCTCGATGCGTCGTAGCAAACCGACGGGTAAAACGGTTCGGCAGAGTCGACCCCGTTGTCAAACTTTGCCGTGATGTCCCGCAGTTTGACCTGTGCGGACGCGATATCCAGAGCCATGATGCTTTTCTCCTGAGAATGTTTTCGAGATTGTCAGCGTGCTGATCAGACGTCAGTCTGAATCGCGACCCAAACTTGAGTTGCCGAGACGTATTCGGTAGCGCGACCGACCAGCGAAGTGCTGGAAGAACTTGCGGTCGCGGTGTAGTTGTCGCTCGCGTAAATCGCATCGCCGACGGTCGCTTGGCTGAATCCGGAGCCGGTCAGCAAGACTACACCGTCGGTGATCAGTTCGACGCTCAGATCGCCAGCGCTGCCAGCAGAGTTGTCGCATTCTTGGTAGACGATCCCGGCAAATGCGTTCGCCCCGCCGTTGTCGTCGCTCGTGACGTAGCCCGTCGAAGCATCGTAAAATGCCATCGTGTTCTGATACAGGGCGACCGCTGCGGCCGTGCCTGCGACGAGAGTCGGAGACGCCCCGCGACGCTCCAGAATTTGGTTTGCTGTTACAGCCATTGATCAACCCTTTCCTGTCAGAGATTGCAGGCCGTCGTCGATTCGTCGGCTGCGGATGTACTGTTCTTCGGTTACGGAAAACTGATCGCGGTTTGCCGCAAATTCCGCCCGATATTTTGCGTCCGGATCTGACTCCGGTTCTGGAGCAGATTCGAGCGCGGAATTTTTTCGACCCGCCAGATCGCGAAGTGCGGCCTGAGTGTCGGACACGCTGAAATTCGCGTCGACAAATTCAGAAAACTTGTCGCCAGCCTTTGCCAGATCGCACAGGACGCGAATCTGCTTGATGCGATTCCGCTCCGCGACGATTGGATCGACTGACAAATCTGCCGTTGCAGGTGCCACCTCTGCAGGCTCCTGATCGGCTTCGGTAGGCAGTTCGGCCGTTGGCTCGACTGCGGTTTCTTCTGCCGTCTCTTCTGCCGTCTCTTCTGCCACTGGCTCGACGATATCGTCGACCTCGTCAGCTGGCGGCGATGCGGTTTCAGTGCTCATTTTCTGAGGCTCCTGATTTGAGAAATAGCGGTCCAGAAATCCCATGACGCGAGCCCTGACCGCTGATTCCGGCGCGTCGCCAAAGTAGGTTGATAGTAAAGCCGTCGCCTGTGCAGGCAGGTTTCGCAAATCCGCATCAAGGCTGAACAGTCCGCCGCGAGTCGCCGCCGGCTCGTCGACAATGTCGCCCGCCCTGATCCCGCTGAATCGCATCGGCCACCGCTCCGGCTTGTCGTCGCTGTCGAGATCTTCCCACGCTTGCAGGTCGCCTTGGTCGAGGCTCGTGGCGAGTGAGACGCCGAACGACTCCGGATCGGATTCCGCCAGATCCATGACATACGATGCGAGATCGCCCTGCGGGCTCCGAAATGCCGCGTCTGCGATGTGCAGGTCGCCGCGGATCTTGTCGCCGTCGATGCGAATATTTTTCCATCGCCCGAGATGGGAGCCCATTCCGTCGCTGCTCATGTTGGGATGGGTAAATCGAGCCTTGAGTCCGTTTCGCGACCGCTGGCCAAGATCCTGCACCTGCTGCAATGTTTTCGCGTCGACCGTGAACGGGCGGTCGTCGTTGATGTCGCCCAGTTGCATCATGTTCGCGCCGAAAATCACGCGGGCTGCCCGGTCGACTCGCGTCGGCAGTTCTGCCGTGCGATCAGTGCGAAACATTCCGGCATCAGGAGCCGTGTTGATTGTTTTCATTTTTCACTGCTCCTGCGGTGTTGCTGGTTCTTCAGGCTGGCTGGCGACTGGTGCCATTTGCGGTTCTGGCTTGACTGATGCAGGCCCGAGCCCGATCGATTCACGATATCCCTGCAGCCGCTTTTCCATGTCGGCCTTTTCTCGCAGTTCCCGCTCGATCTGCTGAAGCGTCTCGGTGAAATCACGACCGCGACTCGCAAGCGATTCCGTTTGAGTCGTCAGCCCTGCCTCAATTGCTTGAACGTCTGCCCGAACCTCTTTTTCCGGATCAACCCAAGGCCAGCCGGGCGGAATCCACTGATGCTGAAGAAAATGGTCGCGGTGCTGCTCGTAGGTGATCAAATCGACCGATACCGCACCCTGATAAACGCACTGGTCGACAAAACGGTTCCAGAGCGGTCGATACTGAGATTCGATCGGGCAGGTTTGCCAAATCCGGAACGTGATTCGCCCGTCAATCAGGGCGAGCCTGCCGCCGCTGAAATTGTTGGTGAATTGTTTTGCGAGTAGTTCGTAGGGATACCGCAGGGACGCCGCTACGCCGTGCAGTGCCCACTCGACGTACGGGCCGAGAGTTGAGCCGGGACGGGCGGGATCGCTGAATGTGATGCCCTCGCCTTCGCTCAGATAGTTGATGGTGCCCGGTGCCAAATCCTCCAAGTCGGATCGTGGCAAACTGCCGCTGGCCGTCCGTGCAGATTCGGCCAGCAAAACGGGATCGGTCACGCCCGTCACAAATGCCGAATGACAGGCTGCGACTTGCTCAGCGACGAGATTCGCGTGAACGAAATCCTTCAAATCTTTCAGTTTTCCCATCGCGGGCGACAGCCACGGAATGCCGCGCAACTGCCCCGGAATCGTCTGCTCGTAGCAGTGCAGCAGGTCGTCGAGACTGACTTCGGTTTCGGTCAGGTTGTACGAATGCGAATCGCCGGGCAATTGCTTCGTGACAAATGCTGCGACCGGGTTTCCGTTGTTGTCGAGCCGAAGCCCGAGCCGCCGGTTCTGCGTGTTGCTGCCGGGCCTGAGACTGTGCAGCGGAATTCGCTGCGGATGAATCACTTGAATCGCCAACGTAACCGGCTTCGTCCGGTCATCGTCGTCGGCCATGTGCAGCCAGGATTCGCCGAAAATCCCGTTGCATCGCTCAAGCTGCCGCTGCTTGTCGTAGAATTTTTGATGCCTCGCCCAGATCGACCAGAGCCGCTCCAGTTCGGCGTTCAGCGTTTCTGCCTGCCCGGGCGTGACAACCCCGCGTTTCGCCTGAATTCGCGACTGCGGGCGAATGCCAGCCCCGATAACATTATCCACGCGACCATTGATCGCAGAGGCAGCGAAGCAATCGTTCCGGTACAAATCAAGCGCCCGGTCGATCATCGTTTCGAGTTCAGTCGAGATCGCGTCGTTGCTGCTCAGTTTGCTTGCGAGCCATCGGTCGCCCCGCAGTCGGCCATGATCTGCCGCCTCGTGTGCCGAGAATCGAGCCGCCGCACGCTCCGCCAGTGCCATTCGCAATTCGTGATCGACCCGCGAGCGAATCCGGGACGAACTGAGTCGCGGGCTGATCCGGGCAAGAATCGCGTCAAACCGAGTCGGCGTCGCCGCCGCCCTGATTCGGCTTGCAATCGGGGTTTCGGTTTCGCTGCTCATTGCCGGAACCGTACGACGTTGCGAGACGCCCCTAGACCGCCGGAGGATTGCCGCCGCAGATCTGCGATTCGGCCGTCAAGTTCAGCGAGCCAGACCGACGTCGGCTCTTTGCTGACCGTCTGCCCGTCGACTGTGTAGGTGACGACAGGCGCGCCGCTCAGCAAACCAGATTCAACCCGGTCGCGGAGTTCCTCGAACAGTTGCAGCCGCTGTGATGGTGATCGTGCCATGTCGGGATTGTTGCCGACAGTCGGCAGGAATGCAGGCGGGCTTTCCACAGCAGCAAAACTGCGCATGAAAAAACCCCGGTTGCAGCCGGGGTTTGTGGCGAGTTGCTCAGCCGATCGTTGCACATGCCGGGCGTTTGAAGAATCCAAACTTTGTGTCGGTG